CTCATCATCCCCCATATCGGGGTCTACTGCTAACTGGTCAAAAACTTCTAACAACTCCAACCTCTTTCTTGGTGGGAGATAGTGTAAATTTAAACCTAAGAATCCTTTACCTCTAGGTTCTATTGGTATCACTACAGGGTATTTATCCCAATACGGCAATGTAGCATACCCCTTTGCATCATAATTAAACAACACTAGAGTACCTAAAAATGGTCGTCTTATTGGTGTTCCTTCTACTAGTAACTTATTACGATTGACCTTTATATTTCTAAGATTGTCCTTAAACCATTCTCTAGCTTCTAAGGACTTTTCTTCAATCTCAGATGGAAGTAAGTTATCATAGTTCTTAAGAATAGATGCCATACATCTATTTATACTAAGTTAGATGGTCTTCAGTTAATATTCTAAATTTATATTTACGGTCTTTACAGTATTCGTTTGCTGCTTTGAACTTTGCTTGATTGATAAGATAAGTTGCAACCTCGTTGATGTATCTTTTGGTTTTTCTTTTGGGTTCTTTAGGAGGTTTAGTTTGTTTCTTAGGTTTAACTTCTATAATCTCATGCAACACTTCACCCCTAGTGTTACGATACTTGATATAGAAATCAGGGAAGTATCTATGAACCTTTTTATCTACTGGTGAGATGTATGGAATGATGATTTCTTCACTACCCCATTCAATAATATTGTTGTTATCATCACAATATTGCATGAATCTTCGCTCCCACAGCGAACGATAGACAATCTTTGTGGGGTCGCCTGTATATTTTTTGTAATTCTTCGGTTTAAACCGTCCGCTATATGACATAAATAGATGTAACAATAATGAAACTCTAGGTATTTATACATGGCATCACTAAACAAAATTCTATCGAAAGTCAACTCTGCTTCATCAGCATTGAAATCAGTAAAGGGTCTTAAGTCTAAAATCTCAAATACAGACTACAAAAAAACAATCGCAGACCTATCAAACTATGATGCTCTTAAAGAACTAGCAGATAAAGAAAGAGAGATATTAGAAGGAAGAAGAAGTAGACTCAATCAAGATGAGGATGCTGCTAATAAAATGAAATCCATTAAGGCTGCTAAGAGACCACCCGCTGGACAAACAAAAGAACTACAGTATCCTTTAGAACAACTCAACAACTATCTAGAAATAAAAATTAGACCAAGAAAACAACAGAACAGTGGTGCTAATGCTAAAAACTTAATGAATGATTCAGAGTCATACATTTATATGTACGTTCCTACTGGACAAGTAAGTGAAGCGAAAGTTTCATACAAAGAAGGTGAGGTTGGTGTAGCTGCAAGGGGTATTTTGGATGTCATGGGAGCAGACGGTTTCGTTGATACAAGTGTGGCAATTGGTGATGCATTGAATGCTGCTATATCGTCAGGTCTAAATAAGATGGCTAATATGGCAACAGGTGATGTTGTTAACTTTGCACAGGGACAAGCAGTCAACCCGATGAAAGAACAGATGTTAGAGGGTGTTGGGTTTCGTTCATTCAGTATGGAATTTACAATGAGACCAGTATCGCAAGAAGAAGCAGATGTATGTAAAGAAATTATATACACTTTAAGAACTGCCATGTTACCCGACACTTTTGGTTCGGATGAGACAAATCAGATTGAAAATTATTTCAACTATCCGAACATTATCGATTTAAGATGGGAAGGGCCTATTGCAAATACTATGGACGGATTCTTACCAGCAGTAATTACAGATGCATCTGTAACATATGGTGGCGGTAGTACACTAGAGACTTTTTCCGATGGCACACCACTAGAGATGAAGTTGAATTTATCATTTACTGAGATTAAAGTTCTTACACAGGAAACGTATCAGATGATATCACCACATCCAAAAGCAGACACTAGTATAGGTGGTGGTACACAAAGTATATTTAACAATAGAGATACAACCAACGGATAACAATTATGGCATCACAATTATTTAAAAACTTTCCAACGATACAGTATAAACTTAATGATGGCAGAATTATCCACATCAAAGATTTCTTCCGTAAGGGTAAGATTGAATTACAAAAAGTTAATACACTGATTGATTATGAGTTTTATCAATTAGATGAAGGTGAAAGACCCGATATAGTTGCTTCCAAACTATACGGAGATAGTGATTTGCATTGGGTATTATTCCTAGTGAATGAGATAGATAATTACTATGATTGGTATATGGACAACACCACTTTTAATAATTATCTAGATAAAAAATATGAAGGTGTATATCTAACCGCATCATCTTCAACAGATATTGTGGGCCCACACAACACAGATGGACAGGGTAATATCACATCCGATAATAAATTCTTATTGGGTGAAATAATCACACAAGGTACAACAACAGGACACGTATTACAGGTCGACCCATCGAACAACCGACTTAGAGTTACTGCTGGAGATTGGAGTGCAGACCAAACTATAACAGGCTCTCTCAAGAGTTCTACAGTACAAGGTGTAGTGCAACCAAGAGATTCCATATCACACTACGTTAATAGTAAGGGTATAAAATCCTCAACACCTCAGAGTGGATTTCAAAGTGTAAGTATATGGGAAATGGAAAATGCACTTAATGAAGATAAGAGAAAAATTAAAGTAATCAAACCGCAGTATATAAAAACTGTGGTAACCCAATACGAATCACTTTTGCAAGTTTAATATATGACAACAGATAACCGTAAGGGTGGTGAGTTTTTTATAAACTCAATAACACTCTCCAATCAATTCAAAGAATCCGTTGAGATAACCAAACTCATAACTGGATTTCGCTTGTACGAATCTATCTACAAAAAGTACACTACTGGAGAGATACACTTCATTGATGGTCTAAATTTAATTAAAAATTACAGGTTTACTGGTCAGGAGTTCATACGTGTTTCCATATCTATGAAACAGGGAACTGGAGAAAAGGCGGCTAAAGAAGATAGTATCGATAGAGACTTTCGTGTATATAAGGCATCAAATATAAACCGTGTCAATGATACTACACAGACGTATGTATTGAGACTATGTGACCCACGAATGTTTGCGTGTGAGCGTGTACGTGTAAGTAAGGCGATGCGTGGTTCGTATGATAAGATGTTACAAAACATCTTAGTAGAAGACGTTAAGATGAAACCCGAAGAGTTCGACTCATGGGAAACGACCATACCCGACAACAATCAGATGGTATGGCCCAATTGGAAAGTCTCTAAAATAATAGACTGGATAACACAAAACTCATCTATAGGAAACAAGACATCGTTTAAAAATGGTATGTTCTTTTTCCAAACACTAAATGGTAAGTATAAGTTCAAATCTATTGACACTATGATGGAACAAGAGTATCCACTATCATTTTCTTACAGACCAAGAACAGAAAACTTGGATACTGGAGAAACCGACATCAATGCCCCAAGTGGTTTGAACACACAAATTGTAAGTTACACTAGACCACAAGCATTCGATACGCTTAGAGGTACTATCGCTGGAGCGTATGCTAGTTCCATGAAAGTGTATGACCCTGTTAGGAAAATTGAAGAGGATATTGTATTTGACTTGGAAGAAAGTTTTAAAAAGGGTAACCATGTCTCTGGCAAAAATCCAATAATATTAACAGATGGTGGTGAATCTTTTACTGAGATGACACTTACTACAGAAGATATTGTTGACAAATTTGTATCCCCCAATGTGACTGAGGTGGATGCTAATTTAGCACCCAACAAAGCATTTGACAGTGTTGTGGTCTATGATTACACTACTACACATGTATTTGACCAATCAACATCTCTTACTGAAAATGAGGTGTTCCAAGGTCAGAAGAATAAAGACAACGCAAAATTAGAAAGACAATCGATGATGGAGATACTACAACAACATACTATGGTAGTGTCCATTCCATTTAGAACAGATATTAGTTGCGGAACTATTATCAACTTAGAATTACCCGAACCGCAACTAGCATCTAGTGCAGAAAGTAAAGATAAACTGAATGACGGTAGATATTTAATTACTGATATATGTTTCCAAGGAAATGTATTAGAGAATGGTGGTCTATGTAATATAGAGTGTGTTAAGGAGAGTTTTGCTAAAGCGATAACATCCATCAACCCACAAGACAGTATGGAAGCACCCGAGGACGATTAATGAAAATGTTTTATGGTATAGTAGAAGACCGTAACGACCCACTAAAGATTGGTAGGGTTCGTGTTCGTGTACATGGTTTACATACAGATGATAAACAGATGATTGCAACCCCCGATTTGTCATGGTCTCAAGTTATTCTACCAACAACTTCTGCTGGACTATCAGGATTCGGAACACAACACGGACTCGTTGAGGGGTCTACTGTTATTGGTTACTTTAGAGATGAAAATGTTCAACAAGATTTTGTAGTAACAGGGTCTGTTGCTGGTATTCCTGCTCAAGGATATAGAGAATCTATAACCGATGAGTTAATAAAGAGAGAGGTCATCAAAGGATTTAATGACCCACGTAGATTAACATCAGCAGACTATGTCGACACCCCCGATGGCGCTTCACCTACACAATCCCCAAATCGTACATTTGGTTTAGAGAAAGGTTTAGATGAGTTCCCCAAGAAACCTCAAGAGATAGAAATCAATCTTATAGATGGAACAGGGTCAACAATAACAGAGTTGGAACTTACTGATTCAGACTTACCATACTATCCGTTGTATTATGATAAGACAGATGTATCTCAATCCGCAACAGGAGATAAGGATTACACTAGTAGAGATATAAGTGCAGTTAACTCCAAACCCGATACACCGATGGGTATGATACCTTCAGTAGCGGCACCAATATATCCGTTTAACAAAACAATAGAAACTGAATCGGGACACTTGATAGAAATCGATGACACTCCTACACTAGAAAGACTAGCTATCGAACATCGTTCAGGAACGTTTCAGGAAATCCATCCCGATGGTAGTGTGGTGCAACGTATAGTAAATGATAACTATCAAGTAATTGCAAAGGACAACAAACTTTATATAGCAGGTAATGCTGATATAACTGTAGAAAAAGGTAATGTCACTATCAATGTGAATACAGGTAATGTATCCACAACAGTACTCAAGGGTAATGTTGACACTAAGGTTATGGAAGGAAACGTTGACTTATATGTTAAGGGTAATGTATCCGAGGTCATTGATGGTAATGTTGATTCACAGATTGGTGGAACACTTAATGCTGATGTGGTTGGTAATACTACATTCACTTCACCAACCACAACAATGACTACAAACTTAACGGTTGATGGTACAGTTCATATCACTGGTGCTCAGACAAATGATTCTACAATTCATGCAGTCGGTGATATATCAACTGATGAAGGAAATGCTCCAACACTTGCAACACATAAACACAAATCGACTTCACAAGATAGTGGTGAAGGTGTTAACGCAGGTAAGAAAAAAGATACAAGTGTTGCCGATGAGTAATGTATGAGAACGTATAAATAGAACTATGAAAGATGTAAAAAACAATGCTTCAACCGTAGCAACTTCAAATCTATATTCTGATTTGGATTTATTGTTTCAACCACATCCAGTTACTGGAGATGTGACTAGGAAAACAGATGTTGCATCTATTAAAAGGGCAGTAAGAAATATTGTTCTAACAAATGCATATGAAAGACCATTCAAACCAGGCTTTGGTGGTAATCTAACAAGTAAACTATTTGAATTAAATACAGATAGAGGAATCCGAAGAGTTGGGGAATCGTTATCTAAAACTATAACAACCTTCGAACCAAGAGTTGAGAATGTAACAATTCGTATAGATGAAGATAAATTCGATACCAATACACTAGATGTATCAGTATCATATAG